AAGGAGAGCGGCTGGAGATAGACAGCCGCACGAGGATCATTACGAAAGTGTCAAAAAACGGCGAACAAGTCAACGCGTTTCACAACCGGGAAAAAGGAAAGACATTTTTCAAGAAAATCCCGCCCGGCCGGCAAAAAGTTGTGTGGTCGGGTAAATTCGACTGGGATCTCGTAATTTACGAGGAAAGGAGCGAACCAAGATGGAGCGGGTGGAAGCAGCGCTAAATGGGAGAGCGCAGAATTTACCGGAAATCGGAGAAAATCGCTATCAAGGAAAACTAAACGCGCCGGCAACGAAAGCGAAAGAAGTGGTTTACCCGGTAATGATTACCGCAACTGGGGATAATGGTGGAGTAACGGAAGAAACTCGGGACTTGATTGTGCGAAATGCAGATCTATTTCCGCTAGAATTTACCATTGCCCGAAAAAACGGAGAAGAGCTGGGATTTTTAGATCAGAGCGTTGCGATCGACATGGATCTTGGAGATGCGGACGACTTTGAAATCTGCTTGCCGCAGGAAGAGTGGACAAAAGAGCGGTACTGGTACGGAAATCGCATTTTTGTACCGAGAACAGAATACGGCGGAATCCTAAACAGTCTTGAAGTGATGACCAAAACGCAAGAAATTGTGTGGTGCGGCACAACGTGGAGAGGACTGCTAAAGCGAAAAATCATAGAACCGCCGGAGGGAAAGGATCACCTGACAGTAAGCGGAGATTTAAACGATATTTTGAGAGATCTTATCAAAGACCGATTCGACGGTCTTTTTTTTGTGCCGGAAGAAAAGGCAGGGATCACCGTCACAGGTTGGCAGATCGACCGATACGTCACGTTATATGATGCAGTCGATAAAATGTTAAGCGCTCAAGGATATCGCCTGCAGATCAGCTACGTTGAGCCGGAAAACCTTGATTATGGATACGTTTCCGTCAGAGCCGTACAGATCAAAAACTATTCGGAAACGCTGGAATACTCGCAAGATGGAGAGGTGCAGTTTACCGTAAAAGATTACAGAGGTGGCGTGAATCACTTAATCTGTGCCGGAAAAGGACAAAACGAAGAAAGGATCATTCTGCATTTATACGTCCAAAAGGACGGGAGCATCGGAAAGACCCCGTATTACACTGGACTTGAAGAAAATGAAGCGGTTTATGAGTTTTCGAGCGCAGACAAAGAAAAGCTGGAAGAGGATGGAGCAAAGCGTCTAAAAGAGCTGCAAAACTATAAAAGCATCGACGTAAACGTAGAAGGGATCGACTTGGAAATCGGCGACATCGTCGGCGGATATGAAGAAATTACAGGAACGAGACTACAAAAGCCGATCGTTAGAAAAATCATAAAAACAAAAAACGGAAAAACAACAACAGAATATAAAGTAAAAGGAGATGACTAGATGGGAGAACTGAAAGGAATTACAATCAATACCGACCCAGCGGCGGAGGCACATATTTACGCGGAAGACGACGCAGCGATTTATCAGAGCATTGTCGGATCAGATGGGGTCATGATGATCGGCCAGCAATGTGAAAGTCAGGTGATCAGTAACAACAAAGTACGAGTAAAAGACGGAGTTATCGTAGTAGGCGGACATTTTGCCCGCATCCCGTACGGAGATTATATTGACTGTGAGATTGTCAACGGGCAATCCGGCAGAAACCGAAACGACATCATCATAGCAAAATTCATCACTACGGGAACAGGTGGCATCGACACCTACACATTAGAGGTCAAACAGGGCGCATCCACAACCGGGTCGGCAACGGATCCGACGCTGACACAAAACAACCTCTACGAATCGGGAAAAATCAGGGAAATGCCGCTCTATCGAGTGGTAATTGAAGGGTTAAGCATCACAAAAGTAGAAAAAATGTTCGAGAGCGTCCCGACAATCCCTATGTTAAATACATATTTGTTACAATTACAGGCTCACCATGATAAAAAGACGCTCACGCCCACGGATCTGGGCGTAAGAGCAGGAGTGTGGAAAGCCATAGCAAGCAACTCGTATAAAATCGGTAAAACGGTGCATCTAAACATAGAAATCTATACAACTGCCACAATAGTTGCAAACAACGTGTACGACAATGTTTTTTCGATACCGCCACAGTATCGCCCATTAAATGACACTGTTGTAAATGTAGTGGCATCAGACGGAACGTATAAAAACCCAGTCGCTTGTACATCTTTAGCAAAAGCAAACGGCAATCTGTTTTTCTGCATCCCAAAAGCTACAAATAATTACCTTTTTATCGACGCTGAGTGGGAGTGTGCTTGATAATTAATTACTTTTTGGTGTATTTAATTGTAACGCATCTTTCCTATTGCGTATTCCAATCGGAGTCAGAAAACAGATCTTTTAGAAAGGAATGATAACATGAAACTTATTTTTAATGATGCAACTGATATGCCGATACAGTCATATGAAAAAATCGGTGGTGCGGTGCGATTCTTGACAATCGGAATTGCGCCGGAAAAGCTGAAAGAAATCTTTGAGGATGCAACAAAAACAAAGGTGATGAACGTCACAGAACGTGGGCAGATCATAGATACCTTGGAAAATTACACGGGATACGATCATACTGAGATATATCCGGGTGGAATTTATGGAGTTGTAAATAATAAAGCCGGTCTGTCAACAGAGGAGCGATTGGATGACATGGGGATTAAGTTGGAAACAGCGAAGCAGGACATAGAAGCACTGAAGGAAAACGGTGGCAACGGTGGAGCACCGGGAACGTATGCGTCTGTCTTTGCGATGGCTAAAATATCTGCAGAGAAAATTACAGATGATGAGCAGGCTCTTAAGGTAGCAGATCTGTACGATTTATGGAGCGGCGATGGAGTAGCCTACAAGACTGGAAAGTATATTACTTACCAAGATGCGCTATATAAGGTACTCCAAAACCATACATCTCAAGCGGACTGGGCGCCGGACACCGCCTCAAGTTTATATGCTAAGGTGCTTACAGATCCGACTGGAAAAGTATTGCCGTGGGAGCAGCCAAACAGCACAAACCCATACAAAAAAGGTGATAGGGTAACACATAAAGGGAAAACGTGGGAGTCTCTTGTAGACAGCAATGTGTGGGAACCGGGTGCAGTTGGATCCGAGAGTCTCTGGAAAGAAGTTGCATAACGAGAAAGGAAAGTGAGGAATATGAAAATGAATTATGCAGAAGCAATTATTGACGGATACAATGCGATTGCAGGAGCGATTGTGGCGGTGTTGTCCTACATATTAGGAGAGCACTGGATCTTATTTGCAGCCTTTTTGCTACTTAATGTAGCAGACTGGATAACCGGGTGGATGAAGAGCAAGATGGCCAACAAAGAAAACTCTGTCAGAGGCTGGAAAGGCGTCCTTAAGAAGTTGGGGTACTGGCTTATGATTATGGTTGCGTTTGGGGCATCGGCAATCTTTATCGAGATCGGTAAGGCGATCGGTGTAGATTTAGGGATCACTACATTGCTTGGATGGTTCGTACTGGCCAGCTTGCTTATAAATGAGATTCGCTCGATTTTGGAAAATTTCGTAGAAGCTGGATTTAACGTGCCGATTATATTGATTAAAGGTTTAGAGGTTGCAGACAAGGTCGTAAATAAAGATGGAGATTCAGAGGGCGAGTGATCGTCCTCTTTTGCGCCGGTGCAAATGCCGGAAGAAAGGAGAAGAACATGAGTATTTGTAGAGGAGTAGCAGGACTTAGAGGTGGAAATCCGAGAGGAATTTTTATTCACAACGATGCAGGATCACAAAATGCAAATGCAGCGTTTTACAGAAAATGGCTGCAAACGCATCCGTTAGAAAACGGATTTGCTCACGCTTATGTAGCTAGTGACGGGATCTTGTATGCGGAAGATGATGCCTACGCAGCATGGCACTGCGGGCAGACGGACGGAAACCGGAACTATTATTCGATCGAGGTCTGTCAGAGTATGGGGGATTTGGAAATCTTTAAGAAAAATGAAGAGAATGCGTTGAAGCTGGCGGCGCAGAAGTGTAAGCAGTACGGTATCGTTCCAAACACGAATACAATCCGGCTGCACAAGGAGGTATTCGCGACAGCGTGCCCGCACAGATCTGTAGAGATTCATGGGGGCACATCTGGCTGTAAAACATATTTTATTAATAAAATCCGTGAGTATATGGGAATGGACAAGCTGCCGGATGTTCCGGTTGTCAGTGGAGGCGGAAGCAGTGCAGCATCCGGCGATCCCGGCATTGTGTTTACTTATGGCGTTATGTTGACCGACGGAACAATCCTGCCCTTTGTGAATAACCTGTCTGATTTTGCAGGACTTCCGGGTCGTACAATCGCCGGTATCGCGATAAAGGTTAATAAAGGTACTGTAAAATACCGCGTCCATGTAAAGGGCAAGGGATGGTTACCTTACGTAACCGGATGTAACTGGTCTGATGCAAACAACGGCTATGCTGGATATCCGGGAGCTGTGATCGATGCCGTAGAGGTATATTACGATACTCCGGCGGACATTGTTGCAAAATACGGTTATCAAAAAGCACAGTACAGAGTTGCTCCGATCGGCGGCGGTTACTATCCGTGGCAGTTCGATAACGAAGTGGGAAAGGGTCAGGACGGATATGCCGGATGTTTCGGCGTTGCGTTTGACAAATTTCAACTATACTAAAAACATTCCCCGGAGGATCAGCTCCGGGGTGAAATATTGCATCATCTTTGTTGTTTTTTTTTGTGTTGCATTTCGTGTTGCATAGTTCTACAAAATGTTGTAAAACTGAATAAAACAATATACAAAGCATAGGTAAGGGACAC